ACCTCACGGTCCCCCCGCCCCACGCAGCACGGCAAACCCCCGAAAGCCGTACTAATTCAAGTATTTCACAAAGCGCCCGTTTCACGCCCAAAGAAACGGGCGCTTTAGTGAAACACTTACTGGTCTTGCCACGCCTTCCAGCCGAAAAGGCGAAGTGCGTAGTAGCGCACCCAGGAGCGCAGAACACCGATGGCGATCATGGATTTGCCATCGAGCTTGCTCTTGATGTAGCGGATGCAGTCTTCACGGTATGCGACATCTGCGGCGTGCCTATGGTGCCGATGCAGGCTATGTTTACGCCCGATGTAATATCTCCAATCGTGCAAAGTCGCAGGTAGATCGAGATGGTCGTAGTCGGTGGTCGTCTGCCCGATCCGCACCCCCATCATGTGGTCAGTCGAGCACGAGGAGCCATCCGCTCCCGCCCAACCTTCTTCAAGCGCGCGATCCCATTCTTCCGCAGTGGGCCTCCGCATAAACTCATCGACTCTCATCTAATCCTCCAATAGTTCAAAATGGACGTAGTCGCGAAACGTTTCGTCCCGCATGAACCCGTCACCGTCCCAATCACCGCCCCAGCGTAGGTCAATACCATTCTGAATGGCGATCGTGAAAACCACCCCCGCTAGAAATACAAAGCGTTCCGTGTCCTCCCAGTCGATAGGGTAGGGGGCTATATCAACAGCCAAACTGGGCAGCGAGTTATGCTTAGAGTCGGGCCACTGGAGCTTTGATTGGCCTGTTCGGAACATCTCATCTTGGCGATCCGGCCCTCGATACCCCTCCAACACTGAGAAATCGACGATCTCTATAGCTTGCTCGATCACTCCCCGGAGCCGTATATCGACCAGGGAGAGGTTTTCTAAGCTTCTCTCACTCAACGTAGGCATGGGGCTGCTCACTCCCGTGTAGTCTGCTCAGACGCTCTGTGCGTTCTGATAGTGAGTCAACTTGCGCACTAAGCCTAATCCTATTCTCCCTTTCAGCTTGTATCTCGGAAGCGCCCTGCTCCATGAGCACTACGATCCGGCTAAGACTTCCGTCGATATTTTCAAAGGTCTTAGCGAACATACGGTCCTGCTCTTCGAGGCGGGTGATTCGGCTTTCGACTCGGACAGCCACGAGTGTTCCCATTATCAGCAACACTACCACAATCCTTAGAAACCAAGCGGGGGAGTTTGACAATGCCTCTGACATTAGTTCATGTGGTTCATCCAACGGTTGGTCTCCTTATGGGGTTCTGTTGGTTGTAGCGGTCCATTCAATAATATGCCTTTGAAGCCCGTATGAGTCTTGAGTGACGGCAGTGTCCGTCATGCCGGACCATACTTCGATGTAGTACTTCTGACCAGAAGTAATTGACAACCCTGTCCCGGCGCTAGTCGCAGCGCTATCAAGGGAGGACATCAAGTTTACTCCAGTAACCGTAGTCGCCGATCCACTCAGGAACTCAGCAGAAGCACGGAAGCCAGTTACGTCGGCAGCCGCACCGTGATCATTGATCGTTACTGAGTCCGGGTTGGTGTACCCATAGATGGTAGCGGCTTCGGGGTACCGTAGTGGGGGCGTAGTCGGCATCCAGCCTTGCTTCCACCTAGCAAAAGCCGTCTGTTTTCTCTGCTCTTCTGTTGCACCATCTGCGTCATCTTGCAGTAGGTGGAAGATGAGATGTGGACGCCACGTTGCTCTCGCGGTCGTTGTATCCGAAGCTACGTTAAGTACGTTAGTAGCGGCTATGTCGGTATCATAGTGGCTGATAGTAAGGTTGTAGCCTGTGGATTCACTGTAGGCTGGAAAAGTAAGACCTACTACCGATGAAGGGGGTTCGCCGCCAATAACCGAAGGCGTAAAGCTCATCTCGCCCCAGAACTTACTAGCTGGGTCACCTCCCGCAGTCTTGCGAGCGTTCTTTGGAAGGAGTGGGAGATCCTTGCGGTTCAATTTAGGCGAAGTGACTGTAACCGCAGCAGCCTGACTGATGTCTAGAAGCGAACCTTGTGACTCTGTAATGTGCTTATAAGTGCGCGAAGAAAGCCCGGTCTGTGCCACTACGTCATAGAGCAGATCGTTGACAGGCAATATAAACACATCAGAGTCGTGATTAAGCATCTGAATTCCCGTGTCAAGCACACCGCGATACACACCATCTAAGCAAATAAAGTCAACGGTTCTTTCGGGCGCTTTGTATCCGGGGCCAAAGAGATACCCATACACAAATGTGTTTGTGATAGTATCGGCATTCAACACCAAATCAGCCTGAGGGTTCCCTTCGATTCCACCTCTCGGACCAACATACATCGAAAGGGGCACCTGCCTAATCTCCTCAAACGCAATAAGTTCGTCGAAGCGACTATCACCGTTTGCCCAAGCAGGCCTAACTAAGGCTAGGCCAAACCCAAACTCCTTGATCTCGCCAATTGTCTGGGTTAATCTAGCGACATCCGGCCCGACCTTAAATCGAATTGATAATTCACCTAATCTCGCACCATAATCTGATTCCGAAGACTCCGGGGCGATTAGGCTTAGATAGTGAGGGAGGCCGATATCATACGCGGAACCTCCCCCTTCAATATCGAAGTTAATAGGGTCGGCGCTGCCGCCAAAGTATCGCCCATACGGACTTGATGAAAACAAATCAATGCTGTTACTGGCGGGCTCTGAGATAAAACTGTTACCATATTGGAATAAAGTGCTATCGAAAACAAAAGGGCTAACGGGGTCATCAGCAAAAATCATAGTAGAATCAACTACTAGTTTACCAACAGCCGCAGGAGCTTTTGGCCCGGAAGTGTTAATGTATTCAACAAAGCCGCTAGGTACTTCAAAGGGTTGTATGGCAGATACCTCATCCGTAGGAGCCCCTACGATATGCCATGTTGAGTCGCCTGTGCCAGTTATTAGCCCCGCATCAACAAGAAGCTGATGCAGGAAATACGGCAGACCACTTAAAATAGTACGAGCGGGAGAAGTAGCTACTGCGGTTCGATCTGGTGGAGGATTGGCCGTGCCTATCGCCGGGGGTTCGGTAGGGTCGTTAGCGTCGAGTACTCCCGTGATCCCTGCGACGTTAACAGTCTTGGGAGATTCGTCGAAGACATCGCGCATACCTCGGACCATCACGTTGCCTTTTGAATCTGAGGGCAGACCAACTTCCAATACCCTCATTACAAAGTCTGTTAGCTCGAAGTCAGGGTAGTTGACTTTTATTACGTCACCCGGTCGAAGACTACTGAACGAGCGATTTAACTCCATGCCTAAAGCGGTGATCGGGTAAGCGTGCGTTCGCAGTTTACGCTGCGCTACGACTTTTGCTGCATTAGGGCTTCGAATGCCTTGCATGTCAAAGGTCTTGATTGTCTTTCTACCACTCTGGATAGCTAGATTGCCCATATCATGCGCGGTAGCAATAGTCTCTGCAAACTCTTTGAATCGGTTTAGGTACTTCACTTGAACTACGTTAAACGTCTCATTCCAGCTCTGCCTAGACGCACTTTTCATTTTTATGATCGAGGACTGATCGACCTCTCGCATCTGCTCGTACCGTTCAGCAGTAGCAGTTACATTTAAGCCTATGAAGCTAGCGTTGGCCGCCAAATCCTCACCCGTGGTGCTGGCGAAAAAGACGAAGGGTTGAGTGCCGTCTGCGTTAGTAGCCTTTTGGACAATCTTGACTAGTTTTCGCCCACTGTTCTCGGTTATATTACTAACTGCGACCAGCTCACCAACCTCTAGCGAGTTCCACATCAAAGTCGAGGTGAATCGTGCGTCAGCGCCTGCGGTGGCTGTTTTGCAAAGGCATGCGGTGCCGGTATCGTCACGGATTTCCTCGGTGACTTTGAGAATGCCTTTGTAGTCTAATAGAGCTTTAGACTCACCGGCTACGTAAGTCTCTCGGAGGAGTTTCAGTACAAACTTACCCTCACTATCTTGAGTAAGTGAGCTGTTGATTTGATCGTTGATACTGTCAATTACCTTCTTTGCCTGCTTGGGGCTTTGGATGGTATAACTAAAACCATTCCCCTCAGTATGAAGCTGTTCGGCAACATCCAAAAAAGACTGTCGATCAATTAAAGTGGGATCTAAACTCAAACCCCAATTTGTATCGGTGAGAATCTCGTATATAACATGTGCAGGATTAGCGTCCGCCTGACCGGTAGTAGCATCAACGTTGATACGAGAGAAAGCAGTGGTAAGCCCGGTCGGGTACCGACTGATATGGATCTTAAACTGCGGAACCGTTGGCCTCTCTCCGAGAACTCCGCCTTCCCAGACCAAGTGGCAAACGCCTTTTTGAGAAGATAATAGGTCATATTTTCGGACAAAGTCAGCAGTGACGCCAGTCCCATGAAGATCGATCAGCTCTGTGTTTACACTCTTCAGGTACGGACTAACCTGTTGAGTATCGGTGCCAAAGAAAAAAGTCATGTCGCCAGCTATGTAGCCACCTGTTTTCTCACCGCCAAAAAAGCCTGGATCGACTATCCCCGCATATTGGTAGAAATCAGAAGCGATAGTGCCCCTTTCGAGGCCCCGAGCTGGCGCAGTTTTTCCCGCGAACGTCTCATTGGCCTTCATTATGAAGCCATCGTCCACCTCGACTGCGTTGAGGCTGTCTACTGGCCCCCAACATAGAGCGAGGTCCAACCCATATGAGTATCGGTACCCCACCGGTTGATCTGCGGTATCTAGGTAGTATGCCTCATAGTCGCCGTACCAAGTGACGTTCTGTCCATCAACTCTGGCACTACCCCAAACGATAGGGATGTAGCGGCTTTCCAAGTTCGTAGGAAACCCAAACTCACCTAGTCCGCTGGGTTCTGACTTCTCAATATCGGCTGAGGGAGCAATCAAAGCCATCGTAACGGATAGAACAACAGACAGCACTACCATTACGATCAGGTACGATATGCCAAAATCGGCTCGTATATACGAGTCAGAGGTTTCGACAGGCCCTATGAAGTACGCAAAGCCAAAAACAGTTGCAAGTATGAAATTTTTCATCGATTCGCCGACCTGTTCTTATTGTCAATAGAGAAGGGGTTAAGGGTGGGGATAAAAGGAAAACCGCCATACCTTTGTGAGTTAGAGAACCTAGAAAAACAGGTTTGCATCGCACGATCACACCCTGCGGACAAAGAAATGGTTTGACCAGCATTGAGGCCATCAACCGGCACCATCAGTTTCACCAAGTAGGTATTCGCAACCACCGCTTGTTCAAACTCCAACGCCATGCGCTGACTCCCCTCAACGCCAGTCCGAACCGTGCCGCCATTAAAAAACCCTATGTCGGTAGTCAATTTCGCTAAGGCTTGGCCACTGTCTTTTAGGGTCACCCTGATCCCATCAGAACTAACCGATAGGACCTCAAAGTTGAAGGTGAAACTCGACTCAGCCACCCGACATCCGTCTCCATACAAGACATGGTTGCACATCCAAGAAAAAGTCTTAGAAGGGATTTGCGCTTCCATGCGAGACGCGATGCCACCTATACTTACAGTAACGTCGGTGCCTTTGAACTTGACGCCCGTGACAAACCCTGACAAGAAAGGTTTAACTTCTAGTGTGCTGTCACTGAGGTGCGCTCGAAATATTTCAAGTCGATCTTGTGCCGGGGCAATGCCCCCTAGGTACCGTTGTACAAAAGGGTTGTTAAAAGGAAAATTCACGTTGAAATTTCCCGAACTTTCTTTCGCATTGATGGTAGGAGCCGTGCGTGAGATAGGTATAGGCTTGTACACATCGCCATCAAAAGTAAATTCCGTGGCTAACGACGTGTAATAGAAAGAGTCTACACCCGTTATTCTGTACAGCTCAATAGGAGCGGATCCTTCTGTAGAGCTATCTTGTTCGGAGTATGACATGGGGGTTATCCTCTTTATTGTTTTACAGTTTGAACGTCAAAGTTACAACGAACTGAGTCGGTGCCATCATATGTAAGGCGGATGTCATCTGAGGACAAACGCACATGAAACAATAGCTCAATGGACTGTAGGGTGGTAACGTCCGCAATCGATAGGGACTGCGTATACGTCAAAGTGACTGTTCCGTCCGCATTCGTTACTGATCCGGTGACCTGATGCTGGGTTTTGCTACCGTTTGGCCAAGTGGCCTCAAAAGAAGAGTAACCATCAAGTAGCGGAGTTAAGCCGCCTAGTTCGTTCCCTTCCAGCACTAACGTGCGTGCAGCGTTGTTATGGGATAAAGGCACTAGGTTAGAGAAACCAGAAGGAACCCAGAAAGACCTTTGCCTGCCTTGAGTCCACATCAAGAACCGAAACAACGCTCTGACCTTATCCGGCTCATAGCTATAGTCAAAGCGCCTTTCAAAATTCAATATTGAAGAATCCCTGCGATGGAAAGACTCAATCACCCCAATTTTCCGGTCAAAAATAATGGCCTGAGAGTTTGAGCTTATGTCTAAGGTCTTTTCAATTAAGTTTCCTTCTCTTAGGATGGGTCGAGTCGGATCAAAAGAAGGCGAGTCGGGAGCTAAGTCGGAATATAAGGTTGAAGAGTCGAGATTGTTCCCCGGATATTGGTCTAACTGGCCCTCCCAGACAGTTTCATACGAAAGCGTTTCGTTAGGGTACACAGAGACGAAAGGGTCTTCACGTAAGTGACAAAGGGCCGTAGGCATCAAAGCCACTGGAAACTGCCCAAATAGAGGTATCGTGGCTCCCGCGACATCGGTAAAATTGACGTATATGATAGATGCATTGCTAGTCGCGTCTCTTGTCATTTCCACAAACTGTAAATCGTTGTTTGCATTCACAATCGTCAGGATTTCGCCTACTTTCAACGCTTGTATCGATCCGTCTCTTTGTGCTTCCGGGATTTGAAGGCTAATCTCTGGTGGGGTATTGCCTGCTTGGTAGGCCGCAGATACCGTCAAGTTAGGCCTATGCCAAAGGATGACTTTTGCTTGGTGAGAGGGCATCCCCAGGAGCCTCGACTGGAGGGTGCTTTTACCTGCGGAGTCCGAAGCCGGGAGTAGATACTCATACTCAAACTTAGTACGCGGGTTAGCCCGTAGCCTTGCCCGGATCTCGGTGCCGTCCCAAGCCTCAGATACGTCAGTTTTGAATCTTATTGTTTCCGACACCTGATTTTGTGGCTTTTCCTTGATTACTAGATTTCTTTGGAAAAGGACGGATAATGAGGCACCTTGGTACCGCAAAACTACCGATTGCGACGACGCCCTTCCCGGTTCTAAGAATTTTACGGTTATGGTTATCGCGTCATGCGCCTTGATTGTCAAATCGTTGGCCGCGAGTTCCGCCGCGTTAGACAGTGCCACCTGATTTAGCCAAGTTACCTCAAACGTGTCATCTTCAAGAGGTACCGTTAGTGGGCCGGTTACCGCCTTACCTGTAGCATTATAGATGGTTACATCAAAAGTGCTGGCGAAAGCCACTCCTTTCAGATCTAGTTCAAGCGCTGCATCTAGGAAGTACTGATTACTGAAGTATAGCTCTCCGAAAGTGGGCATATGACCTACCTCTTGTACACGTAGCTGGCCCAGCCAGAGTGTTCATCAATGTTGAGAGACCTTTGCTTACCGCCTGTTACTAATTTCTTGTAAACAGGGCGGTACACATACGTATCTTCACCCAAAGTCGCCTCTGTAATAATCTGGCCAGCAGTCTCCGTGCCCCTCCAAACTCCCGGGAATTCTCCTAGCATCATGTACGATGCTTTGTGGAAACCATATCGAGAATTGCGTTGTAATCGGGTCTCCCCTACGGTGACGTAATCTACCTCCAGAATAGGCTGAACGCTGGGGCTAGATGTGTTGATGATGTCGAACCGAACGTGAAAGATTGCTTGGCCCGATCTATTATCCAACCAGTTAGGGTGTGTGGTAGGGTTGTAACTCAGGGTCACCCATTTGCCGTCACGAAACCCATCCGGTTCAGGGAGTGTGATCTGCGTTGTTTCGCTGAATCGTGAAGTCCCGCTTGTCCATGCTGGGACTGTCCAGTACATCTTCCCCTCCCAGTTTGCGGAAGGGGTGGCCTCCCGTCGCAGACGTACTCTGATCTCCACCCGGTCATAGTGGGCGGTTGGAGTGTAGTTCATGGCGATGCCACTGTTGCTGTTGCCTATGTTTAAGCCTGAGTCGTTAGCTGTCCCCGTTAAAACTAACAAACCATTCTCTAAGGCCGTACTGGATCCAAAACCGCTAATGTTAGCGTCAGCGAACATGTCAGGGGCATAGAATTGAGGATCGGGTGGGGGAGAAATCCCGGCCATCCGAGTTTGCACAACTTCCGGCCGAGGGAGTTGGGTGAGTATGGCGTGCGTCTTCGCGAACGGACTTATGTAGTAAGACTTAGTTTCAGCGAGATTTAAAATTCCTAGGGGCACCGGTCCTGGCCGCAAAGGGTAGTAGGTGCGCCCCCGTGCCCCTCTCATTCCGTATGAATGCCCCCCGGTAAAGTCGTTCAAACCAGCTTGAATGGAATACCGGGCACTTGCTAGGGTCCTAGTTGCACCAGTGGCCGGGCCATATTGGTTGTCGTGAGAGGTCCCGGTGGGTCCGTACCCATTCCGGCCCCCTGCTACTTCTTTGAAAGAATTCGTCCCCGAGTCACTGATTGATGCAGTCATGATGCAAGGGTTCTTCCAGCATTCCCCAGCATCGCTGTACGAGAAAGGGTACTGGTATGTATCCGATCCATATGCATCGGTGTGAGGGCCAGTTGTACCTAGGAAAAGCCCCGAAGGGATAGCCGAGCCCTGAAGCACCGCCGCATTGCCCGAAACGCGCCCCATCCACCAATGAGATCTAGGTTTATTATACTCTTGGTAATTGCCCTTGGTGTTGAGTACCATGTGGAAATACTCATTTCCGCGCGTTGCATCTCCATAGAATTCGTACTCAACTCCGGCATTAAAATCTAATCGGCCAGATCTAGGAAGCCAGCCCTCTGCTATTTGAACGGGGGTGAGTTCGTCACCGTTCCACAGGTTGCTAGAAAAAGAACCGATTGGGGTTTGCTCAGGGCGTTGTAATGCAGTGGGACTAAGAAGGCCCGAAGCATATGCGCCGCCGTAGGTTGATGGTAAAGCGAAAGTAGCATCTTGATCGGTGCTTCCCGTCGTCCGATCGTAGGAGCCTTTAACGATGGCAGTGAACGTCTGAGCGGTGCTATCTACTGCGGTTACTTCTAGGATGTGCCGAACTGTGGCATTCTCCTTAAAGATAATAGCAGAACCGACCGCTACGTTTAGCAAAGCAGAGCCCGCAGCATACGTTACGGTACCGCTGTAAGTGCTCACGCCTGCGACGACACTTAACGTGGCAGTGACATTACCCAGCAGAGTTCGCATACTTACCGATTCGTCCGAGACATAGTACGCCTGATAATTAGTGACGAACCGCCCTTGCAATGTGTCAAGCAATTGGCCGACTATTACGGTTTCCGAAGACAAGTTGTTCATGCTAAGACCATTTATAAAGTCAAAGATGTAGGTAGCTCCGGTATCTTTATGTTGAAACGCGACAGTGCCAGAACTGTCCGAAAACGGGCTAGCGCCATATGTATTCCCAAAGGGGTCACTGAAGTTTCCGAGCGTACGGACAGCAAAGCCGCGCATGGCTCTCCTGAACTCGTCAATTGAAGTTGCGGTGCCTGTGGCGTAAGGCATGGGGGTTATCTCCTTACAGCGGGTTGAGGTCGAAAAATAGGTTACCTGAGTTATCATAAGCCAACCCGTCAACTACGTTAAAGTAGGGTGGCGTGAAATTGCTATGGCCAATGACCATCCGATATGTGCGGTTTTTAATCACGAACTCCGATCCGGCGGGGTACACTGTGGTTCCTGTGTTGGCATAGAAGTCAATCTCTGGCCCCCAATACAATCCGGGCAACTCGCCTATATTCTCATACACAGGGGTAGACCCGGAACCCGTGTTGGTGCTTGGTAGCAAAAGCGAGGCGGGTTGGTTAAACTCTGACCCGGTCTGTGCTGTGCCATCTTGATAGGTCCAAGTATGATGATCGGGAGCTACTTGTGTCAGAGTTATGGGTTCAATGTTTGGCGTACCGCCTGGGTTGGACATATGAATCCCAAGTGCCATGGACGGGTTTGAATAGCCCACCACAGGATCCCACGAGACAGCCTCCCTGCCTTGGTCAAAAGCTGTAGTAAGCTGCCTTGCGCGGTCGTCGGGCGTCCCGATGTTAAGGGTTCCGATGTTATCTACCCCTTGATAATTGTCAGAATGAGCCAGGCCCGCAGCATTTGTATCGATTACGTCCAGCAGGGGAACTGCTGGAGAATTTATTGAGGGCATGAACAGCTTCGTATACTTCGGTTGGTTATACGTTCCTGAGGCGGACGCTTCCATTCGGAACTGGCGAGATAGGATAAAAGGCATACGCGCAGTGAACTGCCCATTAGCTCTCATACCTGCTACGCGACCACTCAGTGCCCAAACGTCATCAACGGGTTCCGTTAAGGTGCCCCGAGACGCCCTCCAGAAAGGCCGTACAGAATCATTTCCTACCCTTGATGCGCTCCCACCGACCTTGCCTAAGAAAGCCATAGGGTGTGGGTAGTCCTCCATGGTCTCATAGGGCTTGAACATGCCAAAGAAAACACAATCATCTCGTTCAGCGTAGGTGGCATTAACGGTTCCAGAGGGCATATCTGCTACTTGAGCTAAAATCCGCACGTAGCCGTTGCCCCGGATCATTGTGAATTTATTAGGATTAAAATTCGCAGTCCCCCCGCCTGAAGTAGAAGATCGACCACAGTCCATGGACGCAAAGATCGAGTTGCCGGTGGGTCCGTATGTGTCTGCTCTCCAAAACGCCCCCGAACATACAGTCTGGTTGTTACTAATGGTAGCTGTTGGCAGCACTAACAACTCAGTGATCCAAGTGATAAACGCAATGCCTTGCATGTCATAGTCGCTTAGCGGGGCAGTAGGGTCAACAGTAGCACCCCGGCCTCCGTCATAGAACAGAACACTGTGGGATGTGTTGTTCTGGATGCCATCACTTCTATTGCTACGAGTTACCTCAGCCCAATTGTACGCCGGGGTATACTCCGGCTGTCGGATTGTAACGTCTATGAAATCGTTGTACGGGCCTGTTCCGGGGACGCCGGAAAAGCCAACAGGGTCCCTAATGGCGACGGAGAAAACAAAGTTCCCTTGGTCGTCATAGAAGTCAGTGCAAGCGTCATAAGGGGCGTCCAGCCTTCCGGTGTTGGCCTCATCTCGCAGATTGATGTTATCACCTTCTAGGTTATCCCCCTGTATAAAAAAGCTAGATGCTGTTAGGTAGATCCGGTAAGTGCCTACGGCCAGAGACCTATCGCCCGCGCTTCTATTCTGCTGAAGGCGATCGGAGAACGTTGAATAAGCCGATGCAGTACTGACGGATGGACGAGTAGCCGCATCCGCACGGGTAACCGAAGTCTCAACTACCTCAAGCTTCGCTGTAGCTGATGGGTTGCCACCTAACGTGACCGAGATGGAATTGTAATCAACAATAGGTGCGCCTAGCATAAACTGCATTAGGTTATTGGCGAAAGCTTGCGTCCCCGATACAGCCGGCCCAAAAAAGGACGAAAAAGGCCTGCTGACCGCTAGGGAGTTTGCGATCGGGCTGGCAAAGTATCTGCTTGGGACGGTTACTGTAAATTTATCTTCCATGGTATTCTCCGGGGGTTGCTATGCCATGCCTCTCATAATCTCTGGATTACGTTGCATTACATTCAAGATAATGTTTTCGCCCTCTTCGGAACCCATGGCGTTCAGGGTGTTCTCGGCGGAATCCACGTTGACGATGGTAACCTGCGGCTTTTGGCCGCCCATCATGTTTGCCGTTTCCTTGTTACTCTTGATTGAGCCGCTCTTCGGTGGGACAAAAAGCTCTGGGCCACGCTCTCCGACCACATAAGGCTGACCGCCTGAAACAGGGCCGCCTGCCGCTCTACTGCCAAGGCCCATTAATGCGAGCGCCCCTTCGCCGCCAACCGCTTTGATTACCATGATCAGAGCCATCATGACCGTCATTTGTACGATCATCTGCGTGATCATGGTGAGAAATGACATGCCCAGCTCTTTGAAGTTCGCCTTGCCGGTCGTCGCCATCTCAGTGATTGCATTACTCAAGCCTCCAATTCCCGCTGCCGTGATACTCGCGATGTTGGCCCCGAGATCCAGGGCAGGGCCTGCAACGCTCGCAAAGCCCTGCTCCATCGACGCGAACATACCCTCACGCAGCTGCGCGCCGGTCAGCTCCCCTTCGAGGAGACTGTTGTTCATGGTCTCCATGTCCCGGGTGTTCTGCTTTATGGCCTCTTGCTGCTCAATCCGACGCTTAAAGGCTGCCTCCATCTCGTCAAGCTGCTCCGCAGAGACGCCCCCCATGTTGCCGTCGCCTTGGCGAGCCGCTTTAAACGTCGCCAGTCCCTGTGTCTTTTCCTCTCCTAGTTGCAGGATCTCGCCCTGCGTTCCGCCGAGTGAGGTCAGGCCCTGAAAAATCTGCTGTCCCTCAAGGGCCGCGGCTCGCTTTTTCATTAGCTCGATATCCTTCTGGGATATTTCCTTGTTGTCTTTCGCCTGTTCCTCGATCTTTTGTAGGGAAAGTCTATAACGTTCGTTAGCTTGCGTAACCGCGTCCAGCGAGCCGAGTGACTGTCCGAGGATTTGTAGTCTTTCCTTTTCTAGGTCTTGAGTATCACGAACGGAGTCTGCATTATCCTCCTGCGCCTTTTTTAACCGCTTTGTAAATGCAGTTAGGTCGGCCATCTTTACGCCCGTGGCCCCTAGCAGAATTTCGAGACTTTTGTAAGCCTGAGAGCTGGTGTCAAGGTCGCCAGTAACCTCGTTGAATTCCTTCGACACCGGAATCAAGCGGATTAGATCGTTTCCTACGCCCTGAAACAGTCTCCGCATATCCGCGAGCTGTTCTTGGGTCAATCCCCCTGTCTGGATTACTACGTCACTATATGTAGACCCGATCCGTTTTAGGTCATCCATCAGGGAATCGACAGGCCAGTTAGCATCATACTCTGCCTTGAAGTCGGTGATGGCGACTTTGGTCAGCTCAGCCATACTGTTCGACACATCTTTCAGGGCTTGTCGTTTAGCGGCCAGCTCATCATACGCAGCAACAAGTTTATAGAGACCATCCGCCAGAGAGTCGAACGCTAGTTGTTGTTCTAGGGGCAGCAACCCAGTCGTCTTCATAGCTGATTTTGACACTGCCTCCAGAGCAGACTCAAAGGCAGATTTCTGTCTCATATAGGCTGCGTCGATAGCGTCATCCATACTGGCGTAATCGCCCTGCTTAACCTGAATGTCTCCTAATTGAACCGATTGATTAGCTTTGACTTTAAGGCCAGCAAACTCTTTTAGAGCTTCCGTATTCTGGCCGACCATGTCGTAATGCTCTTTCCAGAACTCTATGGCGTCTTGATTGTTATTGGCAATATCAGCCAGGGCCGTCGAAGCGTTCTCCAGCTCACTGCGCATGGGCTTCAGGGCTTTCTTCTCCGTTTCGGAGGTTGCCTTGAAGTAAGTATATGTGGCACCCGCGGCCAAGACCGCTCCCGCAGCAAGTTTGGCATAAGGATTCGGGATCCTAGCGAGCAAGCCAGCTAAGGTTCCCGCCTTAGTAACTTCCGTAGTAAGACGGGCCGTACTTGTAATCAGCTTTGACCCGGCGTACGCAACACCCAAAGCAATGATCATGTCCTTGAGCTTTTCGAGCTGGCCTGTAAACTCCTGCGCCAACGGGCCGCCGGTCGCAAACGATCGGTTGAGTTCGGTGACGAAATCGACGACTCCCTTGACTGCATCACCTAATGTTTCCCCCGCTCCACTCAACTTGGACAGGGTGTCTATAAGGATTGTACCTTCCCGCTTGAGACTGATAAACTGATCCGCGATCGGAAACTTAAATTTGGCAAACTTCGCGTCCAGATCCTCGATTGAATTGCCAAGCGCGTCCTTCATGACCGTCGCGGTGATCTTGCCTTCCTTACCGAGAGCACGAAGCTCACCGACCGCAACGCCCATTGAGTCCGCGAGGATCCGAGCGATCATCGGAGTCTGCTCCAAGATCGAGTTGAGTTCCTGACCCGAAAGTCGGTTGGCGGCGAGTGCCTGACCGAACTGCCGCAGAGCGCCGGTTGCTTCCTGTGCGGTCGCGCCAGAGAGCTTGGTCGCCTTGGCGAGGTTGCTGACCATGACAGTGACTTGCTCATTAGACAAGCCAACTTGGTCTGCGGACATGGAGACGCGTTGCATAACGTCTGCAACGCCGCTCATCTCCATGTTCATGGTTCGCGCCACCGAAACAACCGTTGCCATTCGGTTGGCGGCTTGGTTCTGGTCTCGTGCGAACACCCGGCTCTTATTGCCAAGGTTCGTCATCTCATCGGAAGCGCGAATGACCTGCCGGGCCATACCAACGGCAGCAAGGCCGACCGAGGCCAGCCCGACTACCAGACCCTTCATCTGTCGGGAGACTTTACGTGCTCCCATCTGCTTGACTTTGATGAGTACGGTATGCGTATTCATGGCCATTACTTACGCCCCTTCCCGCGCTTGGCGGTGAGCTTTACGTCGTGCATCTTAAAATCAAGATAAGACAACGCCCGCTGTATGCCCGTCCTAACAAAATTGCTAGGTGCCTGAGTGCTAGATCCATTTTCGAGAAGGCCGATATAATGAACGCCATTGGCAATCGAGGCTTCCTCCTCATCCCCGCGGAGCTTACGGATTTCCAGCTCCGGGTCAGGCTCATCGTGTAAGAAGGCTTCGCCCGGATCGGTGAAGTCTCCTTTGAGGTCGGGTGATATGTTCCATCCGTTGACGGCTCTGCGGGTTTTCCTAGGAGTGCCTAGGGGCGGAACATCTTGGACCTCGTAGATGATGTAGGCGGCTGCCTCTTTAACCATCCCTAGCGCTTTCTGCTCGATCTCCTCAAACTCGTCTTCGAGATCCTTAACTACTAGCGGGATTGGTTTGGCCATGTCAGCTCCTCTTGCGTTCTGCTTTTTTACGTTCTCGTTCTATCTCTTCAGAGCATATTTGAATGTACTTTGAATCTAATGAGGCCAGGATGTACATAAAATCTTCGTACATGTCTTCATACCTAGTAAGGCCGAGAACTACCGCGTAGCGATGTGCCGCCGTCCAGGGGATGGATGCCGGTCCAGCGGAAGTGAAGTGTCTGTCCCGAGAAAGGTCCCAAAAATAACGAATGAATAGTTCGTCCTCGACATCTAAGTCTGGAGGTAGCATGGCGGGCGGAGGGGGCTTGCCCTGCTCCGCCGCAGCCTCGATGATCGGGGCAGCCTTTTCACCATACATCAAAGACCATTCAAGGAACCCGACTATTTTCCCGTTCGCTCCTCCCGGTCTGCCGCGATAAAGTTTGCAATGTCAGATGCTTCGTCTTGGATCATCTGTCGTAGCGTAGGCAGTTCCATTAAGAGACTAATCGCAGTCTCCGTCGAATACTTCATCTCTTTACCCTCGCGGTCGGTGACGCCACTCCAGCCAAGGATGACCGTGTCGGCCAGGGCTTGACACAGAATGCGTTCAGCCTGCTCATCCTTCATCGTGCCCTTCTGCATCGCGTACTTATAGGGCTTCATGAGGGCGTTCAGCTTCGTGCCGAACTTCTTGTTTTCGCCTCCGGCACGGGCAAGTTCGAAGGAGATCTTCGCATCGCCGTCCTGAAGCTCAAGGGTAAAGCTCTCCGATTCGTCGAGCTTGTCTTCATCGAAAATTTCATATAGGTTCATTGGGGGTTTCCTTTGTTGGGGTTAAATGGTGGGGAGCCCTAAGGCTCCCCACCCAAAACGGTCCAGGCGGTAGCGAGCGCCTTTGCCGTTTATGCCGCGAAACGAGTAATTTTCAAGGTGTAGCCGTCAGCCGTGGCTGATGGGCCTGATTTTCGAATCGCCTGATAGCCGAGGTTAAGCATAACATCCTCGTTCTTGCCAGAGACTTCAGGTACGCCTTCAGAAAACTTGATAGCAGGCATCTCAAAGATCAAAGCGGATCCGTCGCTAGACGCAAAGCCGAAGCTAAGACTAGTCTCAGTATTGTTAAGAAGCTTTTCTAGGAGTACATTATCCTCGAAGTACACCGAGAGTTGGCCCGTGACGTTGAATTCACCTGAACCAATTGATTGCGCCCCTTGCACGCCAACCACGTTCCGTTCTCGCAGGTTGTTAGAAACCTCCATCGTCAGTTCTGTACAAACCTGCAAGCCAGGAGTTCCAGCCTCACCGATAGTCGCAACGTTATTGGAAGCGTTGAAAGGCGTAGTAGCTATATCCGCGCCGGTAGAAATAGTGCCGGGTCGTGACGTAGTCGAATTATGCGATCTGCCTAGCATCCCAAAGGATGCGGTGACGATCGAGCTAGCCGAAGCCGAGACAGAAAACGAATCGATCTCCAAGCCTGTAAGGTATTCAAAGGTTGGCGTGGATTGGTCTGCATATTCCCTTTCAAACGAGAAAGACGAACTAGCAGAAGCGTTCTTAGCGTAAGTCCCACGCGTGACGGTAAAACCGGCCCCGTTTGAAAAATCAGCACTAGGGTTCCCTTCTACGGTCAAGGAAGTGGAGGTCTTGGCGGTTACACGGTAGAACTTTGTGACTGCGCCTTTACTAACTCGTATAAAATCCCCGGGATCAACGTCAGTCGTTGTCAATGTGGCATGGCTGATAGATGAAGAGGCGAGCGTCAAAGTTCCAGTGAAAATGTCTGCCTGCGCTGGACTACTCCAAGCTGAAGCCTGGAGCGCGCCTAGAAGGAGAGCATCGAAGACTCCCGGTGATAGTTCGGTGTCAAACGAACCGCCGATGGACTCATTTGTTTTGATCAGATCATTAACCTGCCGATCTGAACGGATGATATCTGAAACCACGGTTTCGGGCGTTGCGCCCAAATCCGAAGTTCCTGTGTATTGTAGGGGGGCATAAGCGCCTGTGATAAGAGTGCCCGCCGTGGTTTCTTCTTTGAACCGCAGGGCCACGCGATTGGTATCTGACATAAAACTCTCCTCCTACGCGGCTTGCCGGTCGTAGGTAAAATCGGCAGAAACGTTAACCTGAAAGTAGGTCCCGTCACTGCCAAGTTCGTTGATGTCAACGTCCTGTAATCGAACGCCGAAGGAAGATGGTACGTCTTCTAGACCATGAGCGATATCATCACTGAGGTCTCGTATAGTAACCGTACCGGTGCCCTGAGGCACAAATATTTGGACGTAGACTGTACCAGACCTGCGGAATCTATTGACCCCAAGGGTGATCCGAGTGCTACTTCCGTGCCGTACGATAGCCCGCCCAAATAGCGTAGGGCTACTAGGGCGGTCTACATTCTGGTTGTCGTAATACAGGGGAGCGCCGTTCGCGTGTAGGTCCCAAAGAGACTTAATGCGCGTAAGCAACTCGTCCTGTACTTCAATCTGTGTTGAAGCCATCTTAGTTCTCCACCTTCAACACATACATAATGGCCACGTCGCCGGGAGCCACTGTTTCAACTTTCTTGACTTCTAAAGTGCGATCCCCATCCAAGATTTGCATCTCTGTGGAGGGCACGACAGTAAGGCCCTTGGCGGCAATCACGACTCGCGCTTCATTCACTTCTACTGGGGAAAGGACAAGTCGAGAAACGGCGGAAAGTCGAGCTTCGAGATCGCTACCCACCTCATTGACAAAAGCGCCAATGGTTGTGTATGTTTTTGAGGTAACACTGTCAGTGGGAGAACCCCAAGGTTTTGCCGCATTCCCAAGTTCAGTGTCCGACTTGGAGAGCTTAATCTCTCGACCAAAGTCCTTGACCAGCTTTTGGGCGGAGTCTCGTAGCCGATCGTAGACTTTACTCATCGCATTACCCCGCCGCCGCCGCCATTGACTGCATACCCAGAACGCTTAACGATGCGGTCAGCGTGGGGGTACGTTGCGGTAAAACGAACCCCTACCCCGGTATCATATCGTGTTTCTGTCTCAAGGGTTCCGACCTTGTCACGCTGCATGGTAACCTTTATCCCGGTGCTCTGGTCCGGCGTGGGTGAAAGGTCAACTAATGCCTCGCCAGTGCCTAGTACAACTAGCGCGTATTCACAGCATGCGTCAGCGATTTCTACAGGTACCGAGACAGTTACGTCATTGCCATCCATGTCATAGATTTCTTCTCGTGGGAAGCCGAGCGTCTGAGTGGCCTTAGCCCTAACGTCGATCCAAACCCATCGAGTGTCCAGATACTGAGTAGCGCGGATCAGAGACACACACTTATCGTTCTCGCTCGCCTCTTCCCACAGGTCGTTACCCCGAACCCTATGGTACTCATTGGCGCTGGCAAGACTTACGTAGACATTGGCAGTTGAAAGGCCAGTGCCATCTTCTACTACTAAATCAGCATTTGTGACTGCCATTAGATCAAGTCCTTCTTGATGATCACGGTGCCATACAGAACCGTGGACACTACGCCCGTGTCGGTCATCTGAAGCTCATGGTAGTAAGTGCCCGCGAGGGACTCGGTGTCCGCGGGGTCAAGCGTGATGTCGATGCGGCCAGTGGCTGCGTCGATCAGGGTGACGCCCGAAGCCAGAGCCTTGGTCAACAGTGCTGCCCCGCGAGGCGCAACTGCTGAACTGCTCTTCTTGGACATCGCCCAAGTGAATGTGGCTGCGGTGAGGTCTACAGCCGACCCACTTGAGTCATTGACTGTGACCTCAAGGGTCAGAGTGTCGCCCGAGTGTAGGGTGGCGTCGTTCTGGGTGCCTAAGGCCATGTTGTTATTCTCCTGCGGAACCCGTAAGGGTCGCGGTGGTGCTCTTAGTGCCGGTCAGGGTCGCGGTGGTGCTCTTAGTGCCTGTCAGGGTCGCGGTAGTAATTTGGGTGCCGGTCAAGGAGGACCTGTATGTCTCGGGAACCCTGATGGTCAGGACCTCGATGGACTCGTCGTAGGAATACATGCCGGAGACCAGGGGGAGCGTCTCGAAGGTGAAGTCGGGGATGGGCGCTAACGATACGAAACCAGTAGCTAGTTCCGTTGTGTTCATGGCGGATTTGTCTAGTCTAGTGTAGCCCCATTCACCTGTTGAGGAGGTACTGGGCTCGCTCCATGCAGCAGATCCGGTACCGAAGAACCCGAAAGGTCCAGGCGTTTTAACCCGCCCAACCCACGTCTGCCCAACAACAGGCTTTATCTGAGCATAGAAGGTTTCAGTGCTCGCAAAGGATGGGAGCCCATATGCCGAACCCCATATGGCATAGCTGAACGCTATAGATGCAACCCCGCCCCATGTGTGCGGGTTGTCAGGGAAGTTACGTGCAGGGGAGCCAATGAACCCCGTCACAGAATCATTGTTGGGCATGTATCGGGTCATGCCTTCGAGCACCGCAGAGGCCACTCCTCTTTCGGAGGATACTGGTACAATCACGTCAGCCATTAGGTGCCCCTAGATGAGGTTGAACTTCAAAGCCCCGGACTCGATTACGATAGTGTCGAAAGAAGACACATACATAGGGGAGGGCAGGTTCCAGAAAAGGATCACGGCGTTGTCCGCAGTGAGGGCCTCAGTGTCCACAATGGCGTATGACCCGAAGGAACGTCCAGAAACGTAGTATGGCATACGTATCTCTACCGTGTTGGTGAACTCATTACCGGCTGCGGAGAAGTTAGTGGAATTGAAAGTGTGCTCAGAGAGACCAACATTTGCAGTCAGCACGGTCTCTGATGAGTTGCTGAAATTGCCGTCGGCGCTCAACTGCCCCAAGTCATCGTCGAACAATATAAAATGTACGTCGCCGTTCGGAAGGGCGCTAAATGCGGAAGTGGTGAGATCCCATAGTCGATTACCTGCGTTCATAGTGTACTCCTGTAGAAGTTCCGCATGTAGCCTGCGACCATGTAGTCGATCTGCGGGTGCCGCCTCTTATGTTTACGAGTTAAATCTACCAAGACTTACAAGCCCAGTATCCAGCGGTCAGTTTTGACTTCTTCTGGGAGCACTTGTGCCTTGCTC